CAAGTTTCAGCTTGTCTGGAACCTACAGGGGAAAAAGTTTTTCACTACAAAAACATGACATAAGTCCTTCGGACTGTACCCCTTTTGGGGGATATTTGAAGAAAGACCTTTACAATAGTGCCTCCCAAGGGTAATATACTAGTGAAAGACCTAATATATGCTTATATGAGCCTTTTAGGCTTTATTAAGCGAAGGTCTACAAATGTAGCTGAAAACTGTATAGGTAAGGCTTTTTCTAGGTTAGGAGAAGGTTTGCAGGCTAACTTTAGCTATATAGGCGAAAAGGCGTAGTAAGTTGGCGGTAGTGTGGCCCCTTAGTGGCTAACTTCAGCGCCGTCCATATGCTCATATTCGCCCCAAGACTGTGAGACGGGGTTATCCCCGGGGAAACAGGATGTTCGGCGGGGTTCATCCAATAATTTAGGAGAAAACGTGTCCAATCGGAGGAAATCCGATGAGTAGAACGTACCGGAAGCAGATCCGAACGGGTCTACCATACCGGGAAACACAAGGAAAACGTCCGAAACAGGCTCTACAAGCCGAAATAGACGAAAATCTGAAAGAAATTCGCTCTCCCCTCTACAAATGGGAGAAGGAAAGGGAGCAAAATGCTACTTAGTGTCCTATTTACGCTCGCTGGGGTAGTTATTGCTCTTGCTGTGTGGCAAGTAGGCAGTAAGTTTATTCAGAAGCGGGGTAAGGCGGTTATCTTTCAGTGGGGTGAGTTTACAAATTTCCGTGAAGGGATACAAAATTCCCCTGTTCACGAAGATGAATCAAAAATGGTTCCCTACCAGGACTTCAAATACTGGATCAGACTCCATCCCAACAAGGGATTCAACCTCCCGGGGATAGGATATTGGTCACAATTTAGAGGACGGAGGCGCTAATGGCGCAGTTTGCTCGGCCTAGTGCCGATACCGTTAATACCGCTTGGGTTGAAGATGACGGCACTTCAGTCAATATGTTCCAGGAAATTGATGAATCTGCGTTCGATGATGCCGACTATATCAAAACAGCGGCTCCGCCTGGTGCAAATGAGTATGAAACTCTGCTCACCACGGTTACAGATCCGGTTTCCTCAGCGAACCACGTCATGCGTTGGAGGCGTAGGAAGCAGCCTGCATCCGGCTCAGCGGACATCAACCTCACAGTTCGGCTTATGGTAGGAGCGGTACAGATTACCTCACAGGCGGATAACACTCTGCCCACCTCCTTTACATCTACCTCGTATACCCTTTCCGGTGCAGAAGCGGATGCAATTACCAACTATGCCGATCTGCGGCTTGAATTTGTAGCAACGCAGGTCTAGGTCTAACATGGCTTTTCCGACCTTTGTAGCTGCGGGTACCCTTGTTGAGACCACCACAACGGTTACAATTAACCCAAATGCTTCTCATGCTACCGGTGATTATGAACTTTGTATAACTGAGACACAGAATGAAACTGTTTCACTTACAACTCCCGCAGGTTTTACTGCTCATCCTGGCTCGCCTGTTCAGTGTGCTAGTGGTACAGCAACCGTTGCAACACGGTTGACGGTGTTTGAGCGTATTTGGAATGGCTCTGATGGATCTCCTATTACAGATGACCCTGGGAACCATGTCATTGCCACAATCCTCTCATTCAGACGTTCTTCTGGTACCTGGGCAACCTTGGCAGATGCTCGATCAGCTACTTCTGGTACAGGCTGGACAGCCACACCGGAGACCGCCTCAGAGAATACTTCTCTCGAATGGACAGGAATCACGACCGACACCGCTGACCAGTTGATTATTCACCTAGTTGCCCAATCTAAACCGGATATTGCGGGTGGTACAGCGGAAATGTCAGCCCACACAAATGCCGCTCTAGCTTCAATCACCGAGCGGTTTGATGATGCAGCAGCATCAGGTAACGGTGGATGGCTCGGATGCTTTACAGGAACCCTAGCTACTCAGGGTGCAACAGGCAATTCAACAGCCACAGGCGCGACCGCTTCCTTTCACGCCAATCTCATGATTGGTATTAGGGATTCAGCACCGGCTGCTACGGTTCTCCCACCCAAACCCATTATTGTACAGTTCGCTGTACAGAGAGCTAATCGCTATTAAGGAGCTACATGGACGCTGTATATATTACACGCAACACAGTTTTTGCGGCAACCGCTGGCTCCAAGACAATTTTGAAGTTGATTACCCCAACAGGGTTTAACATCAAGATTCTAGAGTTGGCAATCTTCACCGACGGAGTTACCGCAACCGCAGTTCCGGCCACTTGGGGGTTGTTCACTTCAGACGAAACTACGGCAGGAACCCAGTCAGGTACCGCCGTTACAACCCAGGTTGCAGGGGCAGCTATTGCCCACGGACTCACGGTTGGTCAGAACTTCTCAGCGGAAGGTACAACCTATACTGTTGTGAAACAGGGTTATGTTCCACAGTTTATGGGTAGCTTGATCCTTCCCAACCCACTTGGGACAGAGGAGAATTCTCCTGCGGGACTCGCGGACTCCATTGGCCTCAATATCAACGTGACCGCCAATGTTAACGTGCTTGCCTGGCTCAAGTGGACTAGAGCGTAAGTCATGGCCCGTCTTGGGCGTGGGTACTCTTACCCAATATACTCCCACGGGTTCAAAGTTGATGTCCACGGGGAAATATCCTGGGCTGAATTTGAGATTCCTTTTCTAAATGCACAGGCTGAAGTCTCCTGGGCCGAACTTGAGGTACCGTTTCTCAATGCACAAGCCGAGATTTCTTGGTCTGAATTTGAGGTACCTACGGCGAATGCCCAATCGGAAATATCTTGGACTGAACTTGAGGTTCCAACTCTTAATGCTCAAGCGGAGATATCATGGGCTGAATTTGAGGTTCCTCTCCTCAGCGCACAAGGTGAAATATCTTGGGCCGAGTTGGAGGTTCCTACCGCTAATTCTCGGGCAGATGTCTCATTTACCGAACTTGAGGTTCCCACAGCGGATACACGTGCGGATATCTCATGGGCGGAGTTTGAGGTGCCTAATGCCAATGCACAGGCTGAAATAGCCTTTGCGGAACTCGAAGTTCCTTCAATTGCAGGCCCAGCCGGAACTTGGCGAGACGAGTATCTACCAGTAATTCTGTCCCATTCTTAAGGAGAAATATGGCATATCCAGCGGGCACGCCTAACGCTATTGCTGTGACCCCGAGTGATACCGTCCCGGTAGTTAGTCGTGATGGTGTAGCCCACCCAATCTCCGGCTTTTATGTTGGAGCAACCGGAGGGGCTGTCGTCGTGATTACTCCTGGGGGTCAGACGGTAACCTTTGCGGGTACAGTTGTGGGCTCCACTATTTGGGTTAAAGCGACCCATATTAAGGCCACAGGAACGGCGGCAACATCGCTAGTGGCTTTCTATTAAGCCAATAACATGGCCCACATACAAAATCCCGAGGATATTCAGTGGTGCGAGGAATGTGGGCGCTACTACAACCCAACTTCGCCGCATGAGTGTAATATGGCTCGGGTAAACGAGGAACGTCATCAACTTGAACGATTCCTCAAACGTTATCACGTAAAAGAGGAAAGCTAAGGCAGCCCCCTCCTGGGGAACCTCGAATCTAAAGGAAGGCAAGTATAATGGCCCTTGGGACAGTTACCAAAGTGAAAGCCGGTGTTTTCGGCGATCTTCGATATACAATTGTCGATGTTAGACCCACCTCTGGCGCGAATTACGTGGCCGGTGGTGCAGCTTTTGATGTCGCGCAGGTTCCCGGAGCAACGGGTTCCATTCTTGCGGTTGACGTTGTTGGTGGAGCAGTAGATGCTACCAATAAGACCTTTGTCGAGTGGGATGCGGTCACCAAGAAGTTGGTTGCTTATAACCAGACGGCGGGTACCGATGTTGGCCTCATTGAGGCTGCCACCAACGCCGATCTATCTGGTGCGGCGGAATCTAAGAGACTATTGGTTCTAAGCAAGTAAAGGAGGGCAAATGCCCGATTTCCACCGGGGAGACGGCATTACCCTCTCTGATGGGGATGTTGTTGACCTTCTGGCCCGATATCCCCAGAAGTTTTTGTGGTTTGCCCAACACGGCTACCACCCGCATTACTGGCAATTCCTGTTTCACACAAACACGAATCCAGAGAATACCAGGCTTTGCCGCTTCCGGCACCTTGTTGCAGGCAGGCGAGGGGGTAAAACCCTAGCAGCAGCCTGGGAAACAATCTTCTACGCGCTTCACCCCGAGGTATTCCACCAGGATCTCCATGGTACGAACTCGCGTAGACCGCTAGTGATCTGGGTTATGGCCCAGGACTACACGATGGGCCTCTGGTCTAAGTTGGCTATCCGCGAGGTATTGCAGGCAGCCGGTATGGTGGAGGATGTGGACTATAAGGAGAACCGAGGCCACCAGTGGATCGAGTTCGCCAACGGATCATTCCTGCTGTTTAAGACCGCAGACAACCCCACCAAGCTCAGAGGTGCAGGTGTGGACATCATGTGGATGGATGAAGCTGCGTTCATTGTGAATGAAGAGGCGTGGGACGTTAGTTCCCCGTCGCTCACCCAGACCCTAGGCATGTTCATTTCTGCTACCACCCCAGACGGAAAGAACTGGTTTTACAACCATTTCTGGTCTGACAAGGCGTTGGCTAACCCATCACACGGGCGTGTAGAGTATTTTTCTATTGACAGTCCTTACTACGACGTAGCGGAGTGGAAGCGCCTTGCAGAGGAGTATCACCCCTTCAAATTCAAGCAAGAGTTCATGGCTTCTTTTGATGCTATGGCGGGAAAGGAGTTGTCAGGTGAATGGCTACATTACTACGAAGCTGCGGAATTGGACGCATACCGTGGTCTTGATGGTTCATTCCCCGGTCTCACTATGTTTGTGGCTGTCGATCCCGCAATTTCTCTTGCCGATACAGCCGACCGATTTGCTATCTCAGCAATTGGAGTCACAAAAGACAGAAAGCAAGCCTATCTTGTAGACCAGTGGGCAGGTCGTATTCCGTTTCCGGAACAGGTAGACAAAATTAATCAGTGGTTCCAGAAGTATAGCCCCTACGGGATTGGTATTGAGAAAACCGCGTACCAGGCAGCCCTTGTTCAACAGGTTCAGCGACTTGAAGGGCTGCCACCCGTTGTCCCCCTATGGGCCAAGGGAAAGAAGTTTGAACGCATCCTGGCTATGACTCCATACTTTCGCACAGGAAGAATCAAGATTAGTCGGGATCAGTCGGATTTTATCAATGAGTGGGTTGGTTACGATTCCCTCAAGAAGAATCCCCAAGACGACTGTTTGGACTCAGTAGAAATGGCACTTCGCATTGCCGGAGTTCTTCTACCAAGTCAGAAACGCCCAGATGAAGCCCCTATCCTCGAAGGAGCGGCCTCTACTGCAAGTATGTGGGTTGAACTTGCAGCCAAAGCGGCCAGCAAGAGGAAGGATCTGCACACGATGGACGAGCATTTAGGAAGCGAGTGGTAATGAGGACATACAAGAAGAATCGCAAACCTAAAGGGTTCTTCGAGTCTAAGCAGGCCAAGGATGCGGCTTATCGTGAGGATTGGCGAAGAATCGTCAACTTCTTTAAAGACAGGCCGTGTGAGTCATGTGGTGAAGAACACCCCACATACTGCATGGACTTTCATCATGTCGATCCGTCTGAAAAGCTCTTTTCTATCGGTAGAGCGCCGAGGGCGAATCTGGCACGACTGATCGCAGAGATTCAGAAGTGCGTGGTTCTCTGTGCGAACTGCCATAGAAAAGCAGAAAATGGACACATGGAGGTTATAGAGCTATGAAGCTCACAATAGGTGGACGCCTACAGCGCCCAAATTTGTGTTTTCTGTGTGAGACCACACCGGATCACGGTACCAAGGTCATCGACACCGAACGTTATTTCGACGGACATCCCTTTAACCTACAGGGACGGCGATACGTCTGCGAGAAGTGCATCAACTCCATGTTGGTTCACTTTGACCTTGCTGACAGAGCAACCGTCGAGCGAGCGGAGAATGACACATTGCAGGCACAGAGAGTCCTACAGGGGCTCAAACGCCGCATTGACATTCTATTCAACGATTTGAGGCAGCTTGCCGAGAATCCTACAGCACTCATGGAGGAGATTGATGTTACACCGACGGGATCTGGAAGCGGAACTGTGGGTGAAGTCGCGCGAGTTGAAGTTGACCCAGGATCAATTGACGGTGGAGCGGGAGAAGACCTCTCTTCTGACGCTGAGAGTGGAAATCCTGAAAGAGGATCTGGCGAAACTGCTAAAACATACTCAGGAGCTAGCCTCACAACCAGTCCCTACGCGCAGTAAAACGCCCCTTTACATGAGTGAGAGCGAAGAAGATATCCGCTTTATGAAGGAAACTCAGCAGATTAGTATGGCTGAGGCCGAAGAGTTGCTTCGTGCGCTTGAATTTGACAACGAAATTGTCCTCGACTATGACGAGGATCTAAGCACAATCTAGGAGAACAATGGCTGATTCAGACCAGGCCGCAGGACAGACGAAGGATGTAAGTAAACTTTTGTCTGCCTCCGATCTCAATGAAAAACTGGACAGCCTGAAGCGTGGTCGCCAGTATCTTGAGGCTCAGTGGAAGCTGAGTCTCGCCTTCTATAAGGGAAAACAGTACACATATTACAACAAATCCCTTAAACGGTTGGAGTCCCTACCGGTGGAGGATGGCGAAAAGCCTCGCTACCGGGTGAGGATCGTGAACAATCAAATCTCGCCTGGTGCCCACGCGCTTCTGGCTAAGCTAACGAAGACCAAGCCGGTTACCCATGCTACAGCCTCGTCTGGCTCCGATGCGGACATTAAGGCCGCTCAGCTAGCCGACAAGCTATTGGAGCATTGGTGGACTGAGTTCAGTCTGGACGACAAACTGGCAGAAGCACTCCTATGGACTATTATCACCGGACAGGGCTATTGGAAGGTCACCTGGGACAAGGACGCCGGTAAGCAGATGCGCTTCCTACTCGACCCGAACGGCAACCCTATCACCGACTCTTCCATGCAGGATCTATTCCGTGCGGAACTCTCTAATCAAGGTATCCAGCCACAGGAGAAGGTCGTCTACATGGGAGATATCAAGGTAGAGGTTCTCTCCCCGTTTGATGTGTTCTGTGATGAATCTGCGAAGGTCTTTGATGAGGCCAAGTATGCCATCTGTGTTCATAACATGACGCCGGAGGAAATCAACAAGAAGTGGAAAGTAGACGTTAAAGCGGACGCTATTCCCTCGGGAAACGATGTTGGTTCCACGATGCCTGGTTCCGCGCTCAATGCGACAGAACCGAGTGTCAAAGGCGTCAATGTAGGCTACTTCTTGCCTCAGGCAACTATTCCCAACGGACGGGTTGTTACCTGGGTAGACGAACATATCCTTGAGGATGAAGCGTGGCCCTATCCGACCGACAAACTTCCCTTGGTCAAGTTCCCGGGCATTCGTGTGCCGGGCCAGATTTACGACATGGGAGATGTTGAAGGAGCTATTCCGATTCAGAAGGATCTGAATAAGACCATCAGCCAGATTGTCGAGTACAAGAATCTTACGCTTAAGCCTCGCGTGTGGGCACCCACCGGCTCCTTGACGGGTGTTAGATTGACTTCCGAGCCGGGAGCAATTTACGAGTACAACCTCATTGGCGACCACAAACCGGAGGTTGAACAACTTCCTAGTATGCCTCCATATGTCTTCGAGCACCTGAAGAACCTGAGGGACGATATTCGTCAGGCATTCGGGATCGTGGACATTACCGAAGGTACCCCGCCTCCGAACGTAGAGGCTGGTATTGCCATTGATCTCTTGCAGGAAATGGCGACAGACCGCCTTGCACCGAGGATCTTGCTCTTGGAGCGAGTCCTTGGACGGTCTGGCGAGCTCATGTTGAATCTGGCACAGGAATATTACAAGGAACCACGCCTTCTGAAGGTTTATGGTAGCGGTGGCAGTACCAAAGCACGCCGCTTCTCACAGGCTGATCTGAAGGGTGGGGTGTCTATTCACGTTGAGACCGGTTCCGCGCTACCACGCACCCGTGCGGGTAGGCAGCAGAGAATTATGGACTATGTGGAGAGAGGAATCCTCCGCCCAGATCAGGCGTACAAGTATCTTGATATCGCGGATCTGCACGGTCTCGGCATGACATTCCAAGCCGACGAAGATCAGGCATATCGTGAGCACGATAGAATCCTAGCAGGGCAACCAGTCAATTCAGTTGCTTTGCAGAACGCCCAGATGCAAGCTGAGAGTGGGCAGGCGGTTGGCCCTGGTGGAGAACCAATTACCGATCCGGAGGCAATTCAGAACTATATGCAGCAGGAGAGCCTCCGTCCACAGCCCTTCGAGAATCTACAGTCCCATTTGGACGTTCATGCACTGTTTATGAAGTCCACTGAGTTCGAGACATTGCCGATGGAGGTCAAACAGTCCTTTATGACGCACTTTGCTCTTTCTCAGGAAGCATTGGCGCAGATGCCGAAACCCATTGAGTTCAAGCCGGTTACCCCGACGTTGCAGATTAAGAGCACCGCAGGGCCTACCGCAACGGCTAAGATCCTGGATCGTGCAGGCATTGATGTTACGCCTGAGGATATGCAGGAGCCGCCGCTTGAAACGTGGGTGTCGGATAGTATTGACAAGATCGACCAGGATGAAGCGGGTAACGATCCGCTTACTCCGCTGGATATGCAGCTTAAGTCTACGGAAATCCAGGCTAAGTTGGCAGATGCAGCAATTCGATCCGGTACCATCGCGCAACAGAATCAGCAGCGTCAAGAGCAGCACTTCCAGAAGTCGGGAGGAGACGCTGGCCTTCAGGAGCACAAGGAACGCAAGGCGAAAGCCGATGCAGACCTAGCTGAGAAGAAGCTCAAGGAGTCCTCGTTCAAGCCAAAGCCGAAGTCTAATGGCTAGGAGAACGTACACTGATCGAGAAAAGGCGGTTGTTTACGCCGAGCTTCAAGTGAATGAAGGCAATGTAAAGCGTACAGCGAGAAACACAGGAATTGATGCTTCCGCTGTTCGACGTTGGAAAATGGAGTGGGAGGCGAATGTAGTTCCCCAGAGCATTATTGCCGAGGTGGAACTAGTAGCCTCCGACTTCATTTCCGATGCTGTCCGAATCCGAGGCAAGCTATTGCAGAAGTTGGAGCAGGTGTTGGATAGTGGCGAACGCGCCACCATTCCGCAACTGACTACCGGCATCGGCATCCTCTCGGACAAGATCCGTGCATACGAGGCTATCTCCGAGACGACCAGGGTGGAGCATACGCTCGCCCTTCCCCCGGTTGAAGAACTGCGGGAACTGTTTTCAGGGCTAGTTGTCGGTATGCTAGACGCGGCCCGGACACGGGCAGCAGAAATCGAAGCGTTTGAGGAGCCAGTCTCGACTGAATATCGAGAACTCCTCCCCGCAGAGAAGGAGTAACATGTCAGAATATGATGCAGCTTTGGGGGCCTTCCAGGCTCTAGAGACCGATCCGTCGGCTCAGGAGGCCGGAAACCAGCCCGATGCGCCAGCAGGCGCGCCAGGAGCGGCACCTGTCGTACCGAGTCAGCAGACTCCACCGGAGCCTGCCTCAAAGAGTATCGACATCAGCGGTCTACCTGAAGAGGCGCAAATCTTCCTGCGAGCGCGTGAGCGTGAAATGCAGGCGGATTATACGCAGAAGACTCAGGCGGCTGCGGCGCAGAGGGCTGAAGCCGAACAGGCTATGCAGTTCATCCAGGCGCTTAATTCAGACCCACAGTTCGCCCTACAAGCGTACCAGACCCTAGAAGCCCAGCTAGCGCAGCAGGGCTACCTCCAAGCGCAGGAGCCTGAGGAACAGTACGATGAATACGGGCAGCCCGTCGGGCCTGATCCCTATGAGGAAAAGATTGCTGAACTTGAGCAATGGCGTGACCAGATGCAGGATGAGTGGCAGACAGCTAACCTGTCGGCTCATCTGGATCGGCAGATTTCTGTTATTCAGAGTCAGCATCCAGATTGGACTCAAGAGGATATGCAGTCCGTTATCGACCTGGGATTTGCAACGAACGGTGATCTTATGGCCGCTTCGGCGCAATATCAGGCGGTGCAGGATCAAGTCCTCGCCCGGTATCTTAGTAGCAAGTCTTCGGTCAATACTCCGGCTGCATTGCCTTCGGGTGGTGCAACTCAGGTGCCAGTGGTACCTAAGACGGAGGAACAGACCAGGGCTGCTGCAATGGAGATCATCAGAGCTCAACTCGGTTAACCCCTCTACTCTAGGACTGTAGTTAAGTTCGATAAGAGGAGAAACTGATGGCCTTTCTAGGTGCATCTGTTGCCTCGACTCTTTCTGGTGTACTCAAGGACGTTTATCTTGGCTCCGTCGTGGAGCAGCTAAACAACGAGGTGTTGCTTCCGCAGCGCATCGGCCGTGAGTCCCAGGACTTCGCAGGCAACCAGGTTGTCCTCTCTGTCCATAAGCAGCGTTCTTCTGGCGTGTTCGCACGCGGCGAAAACGTTGCATTCGCTAACCCGGGTGCTCAGCTTTATGCTAAGCCGGTCTTTGATATTAAGGCGCTCTATGGGCGCGTTCGTATCACAGGACTCGGCCGCGTGAAGACGGCTACCCAGGCAGGCTCCTTCCTTAAGGTGCTTGAGGGCGAGATCAATGGTATGAGAAACGACCTGAAGATGGACATTGCCCGTCAGTTGTACGGAGACGGTACCGCTCGTATTTCGAGTGGTTCCGCTGCTGCTGCTAACGTCATCGACATCCGGCCTATCGCCGGTGGTTCTACCAATACTGCTGAGCCGCTTCGTAAGGGCGAAATCTATATTGGTATGCAGATTGACGGAGGCACGGTTGCTGCTCCTACTACCCGGTTCGCTGATCGTGGAGTTTCGGACGTGTCTGTGTCTTTGGCACAGATTACGATTGACGGTGCTGCCGTCACGATGACTTCCGGTACGGACTTTATCTTCCGACAGGGTAACGCCGTTGCTGGTGTTTCGTATGAAATTGACGGACTCGGCAAGGTGCTACCTACGGCAGCCAATACCTTCGGTGGTATTGATGCTTCTGCGGCGGGTAACGGATGGTGGGACAACCAGCGGATTAACGCTGCGGGTGCTCTTACGCTTGATCTTATGACCCAGGCTATCAACTCGGTGACGGTTGCCGGTGGAGATACGTCTGGCATGATCTCAAGTCCGGGCATTCAGCGTGCGCTGTTTAACCTGCTTCAGCCCCAGGTGAGGTATGTTGAGCCTATGACTCTCCACGGAGGGTTTAAGGCACTCGACTACTTCGGAGCGCCCTTTATCGTGGATCGGCAGGCTCCCTTCGGCAAGGTGTTCTTCCTTGCGGAGAAGGAGCTCAAGATGTTCGATACAGGCGACTGGAACTGGCTGGACGAGGATGGCAACATCCTCAAGTGGGTTGTTGGATATGACGCTTGGGAAGCTGTGCTTGCCAAGTATTGTAACCTCGGCGCACAGCGGCGTAATACGCAGCTGCTCCTGTACGGCTTGACGGACGATCCTTCCGGGATCTAATCCTGGTGGATAATGGGGCGGTTTGGAGTAGGTTCGCTGTATGGCTTCCTACTCCCCGCCCCAGTCCCAAATAAGGAGAAGCATGGAACGCGAGACCGCACAGATTTGGACTCCCGCTGGACACCAAGACCGGGAGCTAATTGCTGCCCGTAAGGCGGCGCAGGAGTACGATCCAGACCTAGATTTTGGCTTTAACGAGAAGACGCAACAGTATTGTGTTTATCTTAAGGCCGGTTCAAATGACGCCAGTGGACATGGGGATCTTCCCATCTTGGGATTTGTGCCCCCGAATCGGATCCCAGCCCCATTGGAGATCAAGAAGCGACTCTATTTGTCTGATGCCACAAGACGTGGGCATGAAATCATTGACGAATGGGATCGCCAGAACGAATTGCTAAAGAAAAAGAATGACCACTCGAATGCAGACGGCCAGTTGGCTGAAGCGATAGAATGGGGTTTCAGAAAGAAGGGGTCTGATAAGGCTCCTGTCAGAGTATTTATGCCAGGTGAGACGGGAGAAAAATAATGGCACAGCAAATTTTCGGCCTGCCAGACCCTAGGAATCTTGATGATGCAATTGGACGCAAGAAGCGTCAGTTGGTCAAGTATATTAAGGGCCGGGGTGGCGTAGGTAAAGACGCTCCCATCCGTGGGACTCAACCCTATCCTAAACCAAAGAGGAGATACTAATGTTTGTACCAGGAGATCCCACTGAACAGCGCAAGCGCGCCCTAATTGCCAAGTTGATGGGTAGAAGTGGTAAGGGTGGTGCTGGTGGTGGACTTAGAGTTGGGCGTCCTGCTGGCGCAGGATTTGGCCGTGGTTTGGGCTTTGGTGGGGGTGGAGGAAATGCAATGGGTCAGCGAGGCCAGGCACTTCCTCAGATACTAGCTGGTTATGGTGGCGAAGGGCAGGGCTATGGGCAGGGTGCAATTGAAGCTCCCCAGTTCCAACCTCCCAATATTGGAGCTCAGCAATCATTCGCGGGCTCTTTCAGACCGCCACAACCGGAATATCAGGGTGGATCACTGGGTCTAACAGGCCCGTCTCAGCAGCATCTCGCTATGAATCCACTGATTCAGCAGTTGCTTCAGAGTTATGGTCAGCAGCCTCAGCCACAAATCCAGATGGGCCTTCGTAGGGCAATGTAATGGACGTTTCAGAGATTCTGTCGGAATTGGTGGATCACGGGTTTGAAGACACCAGCACCGAACGTAAGTTGGCAAAGATTAACGATGCCATCTGGGATATTGAATCTCGTGAACCGTGGCCTTTTTTGGAGAAGACGGTGGCCCTCAACTTTGACGGAGCTTCACCTGCTCCTACAAATATGCCCACCGACTTCAAGACGGCTCTTTGGCTATTTGACCTTACAAACGGGGTCTCTCTCTGGCCCGAGAGGTTGTCCACAATTCGAGATCGCTATGGAAACCAGATTTCTCTGGTCTCTGATCCTGCCAGTTATTATTTTGTGGCGGGACAGATCCGACTCTATCCGGTACCCCCGGTTTCGACAGGTCGGTTTCAGCTTGATTACATCGCTACCCAGGTGGAATTGACCGAAAATGATGTATCAACGTCCATCCTTCTACCTGCGAGACATCACCAGGCTATTGTTCTTGGTGCGCTCTTTCGTTTGTACAAGATGGAAGATGATCCGGAAAACGGGAACATGTTTCAGATTGACTTCGAGAACAAGATTCAGCAGATGCATGAGGATTTGTTCCGCAGACAGTATCAACGATCTGACCAAATCTTCGTCATTGACGAGGACGATATCTACGACTACTAAGGAGGCTTGATGGCTGCGTTGGAAGCACAGACGTTCGATGGCCTCCCAGAGGGTATGAATCTAGCACAGCCTGCTCACACACTCTCAGATGGTGAAGCAAGATATCTACAAGATGCTCTGCTTGATTATCCCGGACTAGTTCGGCGTAGAGGGCCTGTAAGGGGTGCATCCGGTTTCCCCACCTTCGCTAAAAAGGGCTGTGGAATTATTGGCACAATCACCCCGGCAGGTGGATATCGAGTTGGTGTGTTCGTGGGAGACAATGCAACGGGACAATTTCAGATGCTATCGGATGATTTTTCAACCGCTACAGCATTTACCTGGAACGGGTTTCTGCCTCAATCGCCTTACTATATTGTTGATGCTAAGCCAACTCTTCTTGGCGGTGCTACCCTTGGCACGTCTTCGCAATACAACTCCGCTTCACCTACCCAAACACTAGGATTCTGGCGGGGCGGGAACAAAGCAAACTACACCACGGGTACTCTTGCTATGACCCTTGGTTCTAGAACGCTTACTGGAACTGGCACCTCCTGGTTGGCAAATGTTTCTTCCGGCATGTACATCTTTGGTAATACCTCTGATGCAAGTAGAGGAAACTTTACTCAGACGTTGATTGGAGTAGTCAAGTCTGTGGATAGTGATACCTCTATCACCCTCCTAGACGTTGCGAACTACACCAGTACCGGCCAAGTCTATACTGCTACCTCCGTTAGAGGTTTTCAGTACAAGGTCGTTAAGGGTCGGATTACTACCGCCACATCTACCACCACTGTTACAGGAGCGAACACCAAGTTTGTTTCCCAGTCAATGGCAACAGGAACGTGGAATATTTATCGCGCCTCCGATATGGCGTGGGTGGGCAAGGTTACCACGGTCACTAATGAGATCAGCATTACTCTGGCTGCCAACTCCGCTCTTGCTCTGAACAACGAGAAGTTTGTTGCGCTCAGGGGTGATGGTGATTGGACACTTAGCACAATGGGTTCAGATAACAAAGTGGGATTCCTCAGTGCTTTCTATGCAGGGCGTCAGTGGTATGCTAATAACGGTCGCGCCCTTACTCGTACTTCGCGTGTATGGTTCTCCGATCCAGGGGATCCCGAGGGCCTCGATCTCAGTACCTACGATGGGGACTTCTTTGATGTATCCTCGTCCGTAGGGACAGATACACCCATTAAGGCGCTTATTCCGGCCTATAACGGGCTAATTGTCATCAAGGAGAACGAGACCTATGCAATCACCGGTTCCACGGCGACGACTTTCTCAATCAAGAAAATCCAGGACGACGGAACCCTATCTGGTATGTCCGCACAGCCTTATGGCGGTGGCGTTATCTGGGCAGGGGTGGACGGTATTTACTTTTACGACGGGATCACAGTCTCCAACCTCTCCGCCGAAAAACTAGGTGATTATTACCGCAACGCGGTTCGCAACATGAACCCTGCTTCTTATCGTTTGTGGGGTATGGTGGTTCGTGGACATTACTTGCTCCACATTGAGAATCTCAATCCGAATGTGGGTGTTCAAAAAGGAACTCTATCCTTTACTCCTACGTCACTGACCTATGTAATTAACTTGGAGACCAGGGCGTTTTCAATCTTCACCAATATGGCCTTCCGAGGTTATACGGAGACCCCTGCTGATACCGGCAAGCAAAATCTTTACATCGTGAACGATAACACCAAGGCAGTAATATGCCAAGGGTTTGATCTGTTCGATGTAGACGACAATGATTCCGTTCTTTGTGACCTTGGTGCAAGTGCGGGAATTTACCGATATGGAGTGACTTCTCTTGGAACAGCAACTACTTTTGCAGGGGCCGCTGACACCAAATACTTCTCCAAGATTACTGTCCCAACGAGGGCTGCTATCTACAAGATTGCAATTTATTCTGTGGGACAAGGTGGGGGTTCAACTGCCTGCAACGTCCGAGCAGGCATATATTCCGATGTTGCAGGGGTTCCTACTGCACTTCTCGGGACTACTAGTGTGGTTGCCCTTAACCAAGCAGACGGCCCCGCTTTTAGGGACTATACCTTCACTACAGCGGTGGAGCTTGCCCCTGGTGATTACTGGATCGGCAACCACGTTGAAACCAGTGGACTGGTCAACTTCTACAAAGGAGCTACCGCTCTTGGACTCAACTTCAACACAGATACCTACGCAGGCGGATTGGCAGATCCCTTCGGAGCAGTAAGTACCGCCGATGGGCCTCTGGTCGCCTACGCACAGGTACTCACCTGTGGGCCAGACTTCTACGTTGAAAGTAAGAAATTCACCGAGGGCGACTCAATGCACAAAAAGTTGTTCAAGCAACTTTCCCTAACGTATATCTCACAGGGAGATACACTTAGGATTGACACCGTTCCCGGACTACAAAGCATTGGTAAAACGGCCACAGCCGCCTATCCAACGACGGTGTACACCTGGGATCAATTGGTTGTATTGGTGGGTACCTGGGACAACTTGGCACTACTGTTCCCCACTTGGGAAACTCTAACGCTGGCAAACTTTAAGCCAAAGCGGATCAAGTTCCTTAAACGCTCACAGATGCTCAGTTTCCGACTGTGGCAAAACTCCCCGGCGGTTACAAGAGCACATCTAGGGCCATTCCAGATTGCCTACAAGTGGCAGAGACTCGGGAGAATCTAATGGCAGAAGAAACAATTGGCGAGTGGACTGTAGAACGGTTGGTTCGCTTCCTACAGAACGCGCTAGAGGAAACTCCTCCTTCGCGGATTCCTACGTTGGTGTGTGATGAACTATCGGTCAATGTGAAACATATATTTGGTGACCAGGTTCAGTTCTCTCAAGCACAACTCAGCGTAGGAGCCGCTGGTTCAGCTACAGCACCTCCGGCCACACCATCGGGATATATTCGTATCCTTGATTACACAGGTGCGCCATTCGTAATTCCATACTATAAAGCGAGTTAAAACATGGCACAGGACGCTACCGGTACACCTACTGCAAAGGGTATCCCGAAGTTCAATACTGCCGTGGATGCTCCTTCTGGTAAAGGGTTCAATGCTGGAATGGATGCGATTGATACCTTGCTCGACAGCTATGCTGCCAAACCCTCAGGCATTGTCTCAGGCGAAGTTCCGGTGTGGAATGGTTCGGCCTGGGTGCGTTCCAGCGTCACGCGCATTGGAGTCGGAAGCCTTGGCTCCGGTTCTCCCAGTTCCTCCAACTTCCTTCGCGGAGATGGAACCTGGGCCAGCGCGGGTGCTCCTACCTACCAGACGACACTTCCAGGATCTCCCGTAGACGGCCAGCAGACGATCTTCGTGGACTCCACGTCCGCTCCGACCTACGCCTGGTACCTGCGATACAACTCGACGCTCGCCAAGTGGCAGTACATCGGCGGACTCCCGAAGGTTGCCCGGGTGAAGACATACGAGAGCACGCCCTCTACCGCCTCTGCCGACCTCACCACCGACGGCCCGACCTTCACGATTCCTCTCTCGGGAGACTACGACATCTACTTCGGGGCCGCGATGGAGAACAACACCAACGGCGCGGCCACGATAGCGGGACTCATGGTGAACGGAAGCCAGCTACAGTATATTCGCGCGGATTCCCTTAATGCGTTTGCGGAGGGGGGAGGTGCCTGGACTTACTGTCTTAGCGCCGCCACCGCGTCGTGGGTCGCTAAGTTGCAGTACAAAGTGGCCGACGGGGGTTCTGGTTCTGGAACCGGTTCGTACTACGATAGACACATAATCGTCTCACCCCGAACGGTCAGCTAATGGCAACTTCTAGTTATTATGACACTTCCAGTGGTCAAGCCCGATTGATCCCTGGTGCTGGCACTTATCTACAAGATCAGGCTAAAGCTCAGTCTGCCTATGAGCGCGCTAAGAGTCAATTAATGTCTCAACGCCAGCAGACGCAGATCAAAGGCGGACTGAATCAAGACTATCAGGTAGATCCTAATGCACAATATGGTAGCTATCAGCAGATGCTACAGAGTCAGGGTTCTGAACTCCATGCTGCTAATGAACAGGCACAACAGCGTGGATTCTTTGGCCCCGGACTTGGTAATCAGGGGGAATCTGCGCTCCGTTATGGACAGGCGGTTCAATCGCTAGGCTTTAAGAACTCCCTGGCAGATTACGAGTCAGGATACCAGGCCCAGATGGGTGACATCGAACGCCAGAAGAATGATGAAATGTTGGCCTCCCTACAGGGTGCAGCAGGAGATGCTTGGGGTGATTGGACTGATCCTGGGTATGATCCTCAGTATGATCCTAACCAGGTTGGAAATTTGGGTATGACACTTCCGGTTGGGTACCAAGCTCCACCGCTCCCTGTGCTCAGATCAATAGCCCCTAGGGGGATAGATCCGAAAACTGGTAGGCCCCTCCGTGAATCAGGTGCCACACCGGTTAAGAAGGTAGTAAAGAAACCAGTATTCCAAGGGGGTAGATAATGAGAGGGGTTGACCCAAAGACGGGTAGACCGCTACGTGAAAGTGGTACCCCTTTGACAAAGAAGGTTGTTATCAAGAACCCTAAGGCGGGTAAGGGGCCTAAGGTGGGTAAGGGGCCTAAGAAACCTTCCGGCATTGGATTTGATCCGAAGACATTGGCACAGACGATGACGGATCTGGCGTATGGTACCGACATTTCTGAGGTTCAGCGGCAGATTGCCAATAGTCAGGCACAAGAGGACGAGGCTCTGAAGGATCTTCAGGGCTGGGCTGCTCAGATTGAAGATCAGCGAGCTTATGGTGCCTCGCAGGCTACCGCAGCATGGGATCAGGGTATTGCTCAGGCTCAGCAGGGGCAGGGGAACATCAATGACCTGTTCGGTGGTGCAGGAGGCGTTGAGGGGGCTTCTTACGGTCAGGCAGGAATAGATATGCTTACCGGGCTCGGAGCCTCTGATAAGGCGTTTGATGCCCGTATGGCTCCTATTCTTGGCGCACAGTCGCTCGATGCTAGACGCAGGGCTTCAGGTGAATTCAATTCTCAGCAAAATGAACTTCAGGGAAACCTGAGGGACGTTCAACGCGAGAAGGCAGCGGCTTATCAGAAGAATCTGATGGACGCTATGACTATGGCTTGGGGTCGCAAACAGGATGTGCTTCAGTATCAGACCGGTCAGGCTGCACTAAAGCAGGCTCAGATCCTTGGACAGCAGGACATCACTAAGGGTCAACAGGATATTGTTCAAGGTGGTCAACAGATTCAACAAGGCAATATGAGCCTCAAAGCTCAGAAGTTGGCCCTCAAGAAGTCCAATATTGAGCTACGGAAAATTGCTAACAGTCCAAATGGTGTAGATTGGAACGATCCAGCAACCAAAAGCAACATCGGAAATGCAGCCTTTAGTGGGGCTTTGAGTCCTCGTAGTACCTTTGGTATTAGTCCCAAGATTGCACTTCAAAATGCAATGACCGCTCTTGCTCAGATGAATCTTGCAAATGATCCTCGTGCTATAGAGGCTGTTAAGAATGCCTTTGCACAGATTCTCCGGCTAAGTCATGCTCACAAACAATGGACTAAGTGGCGGCTAAATAAGGCGGGGCAACTAATCTTCGATCCGGCCGGTAAAGGGCCGGGAGTTATAAAGCCTAAATATGGGCATAAATAGGAGGAGTAATGGCAGCTAACCCGTTCGGAGGTCTAGGCCCTAGTTCGTCTGGCTCCGGTTTCGGTGGGCTGACGACTCCTACCTATAAGCCTCCCAAGCCCAAGGCCAAGAAAAAGAAGTCAATTAATAAAGCGGCTATCCTTGCCATGCTTCGGTCTAATATCCCAGAGGAGCAGAAGGCGATTGCTCTTGCTTCAGCTGGGTTTACTCCACGACAGACGGCAACTACTCTAGCTGCTTTTAAGTCCCAGGGGCACCAATCCTTCGGTGATAAGCTGAAGGGTGTTGGCAAGGGAGCTCTTGGTGGTGCCACTTGGGCAATGGACAAGCTAATGCGCCCCTCGTGGGCCGTTACTGCCTCCGTTAACGAAGCATGGGATATTCGAGATAAGGCTCGGAAGGGCAACGCACCCGGACTTGGTGAAATCAAGGATATTGGTGAAGCAGCAAAGCGTGGTTTCACAGGCAAAGAGCGCCAGGGCTTCGGTGAAGTTCTTGGCGAACATGGCGTACTTAAGGGACATCGTAAGATTAGAGGAGCTACGGGTTTCGGTCTCGATATTGTTACCGATCCTCTTATGCTTCTATCCCTCGGTGCCTCTGTACCCAGTGGTGGAGGCGCAACGGCGGGCTATATGGCTGCGAAGGCAGGCGCTAGGTCTGTTACCCCTAAACTACTTAAGAAGGCTGCCGAAGAGGCAGGACAGAAGGCGCTAAAGGGTGCAACTGACGAGGTTACTGAGGAGTTGCTGAAGGCGGGAGGAAAAAAGTTTGCGTCTCGCCATGCACTTCTACAGTTGAACAAAGCTAACAGGTCTCGCCCGATCATGGGACTAACCCATGAAGAGGCTATCGCGGCTAAGTCAGAAGAGGCCATTGCCACTTCTCTTGCTCATAAAGAAGCCTTGGAATTCGACTATCGTAAAATCTATCTCAAGTATGGTACCCGCAAGCATCACATTAAGGTACCCCTCACTCCTGCTCTAGCACGTCCAGGACAACGTATTTCTCGTGCAGGTATCCCTGTTATCAGCCAACTATCTGACCGGCTGGGTAAGGGTTTCATCCCTGATTGGAAGAATCCCATTGTTCGCTCAGGACAGGTCGCTCGCCAGCATGTTGCTGAGCAGAACGCGGTCATGCAGCGACAGTTGATCGGGAAAATCCTTAACGGCGTTGACGAGACAATGGATGTTGACCACTTCCTACAAGGGCTGCATCACATGGAACAGCCCCTCAAGACCGCCAAGGGGAATGCATGGAAAGCAGTTGTGCCCATCAAGACAGGCGGATTTCGTCTTAATGAGCGATACATCAGCTTGCTAAAGAAGCGAGGGATGTTGGATGCCTCCCAGGAAGACGCCATTCGGCGTTACTTTGAGGCTACCGAATCTATGTACAAGTTCGACCGGGCTGCGGGCGTAGCTGTGGAGAACTTCGGGGAGCATGGGCGGATGTACGTTCCGCATATCCTTCTTAAAGATGGTGAAACCGCTATTCCCACTATCTCTCAGCGAGGTCTATTGACGGAGGCTGGCTTCCAGAAGGGTAGAACAGGTGCCCTCTCCATCCTTCAAATCAAGGAGCTAGTGAAGTCCGGAGCTCTCCCGACGAATATTGAGACCAATCCATTTAGGCTGTTGGCTCACCGCTCTAGGGCGGGGGCTGAGCGTCAGGCGGATATGGCTCTTATCAACACCCTGAAGGCTAGCATCGGCGTGCCTACCCGGCTTGTTAATGAGAAGTCTGTAGCTCTTGGTGTGAAACGGACAGAAGCGGCTCTTGCTAAGCATGACGCCGCCATTCGTGCTGCCGCTCATGCAGAAGGGGATTACGATAAGGCTGTTCAGAAGATAAAAAATGAACTCCTTAATGCTCAGAAGGTGGCGGAAAAGGGCTATGCAGCCACTACCACCAAACTACGCACAGGTGCGAAAGCAACGGCCGTTAAGAAGCTAGAAGGTCAAATCGCAAAACTGCGTAAAGAAGTTCCAGCAGACAAGGTTGTGTCCGGCAGAGTTAGCGTCCAAACCACAGCTAAAGGTGCTGCAAAGCAGTTCAATTTGAAGAACAAGGGCGACGAACTTGGTCATATCCTGATTGTCAAAAAAGGCAAGGGATGGGAAGTTCAGGGGCTAGTGGTCAATCCCCGGCATTATCGCCAAGGGATAGCCACTAGGTTGTGGGATGAAGCTAAGAAAGCCCACCCTGATCTAAAGCACGCTCCTGTTAAAATGCGTACCGCCGATGGAACCCCCTTTGTTTCCACCATGATTAAGAGGGACAGGTTGAAGGCACTTGAGGCCCAACTTCGCAAGGTGAAGGCTGCCAAGGTTACCACCCCTCAGATGGCGAAGAACCAGATCAAGATGGTCAAGTTGCGAAAGCAGTTGGATGACGCCCTCAAGGCGATTGATAATCCTCGCACGAACGCCCACAAATTGGCCGTGTCTGAGCCTTTGCTGGCCCATAACACCGCTAAGGATGCTCTGAAGGAAGCCAAGGTTGAGCTCAAAGCTGCCAACGCACAATATAAGAAGGCAGTTCGGGGCAAAGCTAACCCGGCAATGAAGCCTCATCTGCAAGTTGATTCCAGGGCCACTGATAAGTATGGGCACTCGTTTGCGTTCCCACAGGATGCAGCAGATAGTTTTCTCCGGTTGGAACGAATTGTAAGCGGGAATGATTCCACGGTAGACAACTTTGTTCATGGATTCGCCAAGTGGCAGGGTGCTTGGAAGGTACTTGTCACCATTGTTAACCCAGGATATCGTATTCGCAACACCATGACGGATATGTGGAATATGTGGCTTTCAGGTATTGGCCCCGCCGCTCTTGGTAAGTACGGAACTCGTGCTGCTCGCACCATGAAATCGGCTGCGGACGGAGATCCAGCTGCCTTTGGTTGGGTGCAAGAAGCTGCTGACCACGGTATCTTGGCGGGATTGTTCGCGGGTGATATTGCGCGGGTTGAAAAATACTTCAAGTATGGTGGTAACACGAGCCGTGCTCTCCGAAAGAATCACCAATACATTGCTCTTACCACCAAGGTCATGCAGGACTTCAACAAGTCGGCAGAGAATTGGGGTCGTCTGACCCACTATATGTGGCGTCGTCAGGCTCTAGGGGAAAGTGCAGGAGAAGCCGCTATGCGAGTCAAGCTGGCCCACTTCGACTACTCCGATCTGACTCCGTTTGAGCAGAAGCTCAGGGATTCTATCTTCCCCTTCTATACCTGGACGAGAAAGAATATTCCTTATCAGGTCAAGAAGATATTTCAGGAGCCTGGACGATACTCGGCCTTTCCTAAGCTGGCACAGGAATCAACTTATGCCTCAGGGCAAGAGTCAGGTGTTCCGGTGCCTGAGTTTGTTGAAACAGGCATGGGCTTTCCTATTGGAAAGGGCAAATATTACATGCCTCAGTTCGGCGTCTCCGATCTGATTCCCTTTCAGGGTAAGGGAGAAGCGTTTGATAGAGTGGCAGCTATGCTGTCCCCGGCGATCAAGACGCCAATCGAACTCTACCAAAACAAGTCCTTCTTCACTAAACAGCCCATCGCCGATGAGAGACATCCACGTGCTCCTGTTACTCCCTTCGGAGCTAAACTGTTGTCCCTTATACCGGGCAGTAATGTCGGCCCCACGTCGAGGCAGGGCATTGAAGGCCCAGGGGCTAACCCCTACTATACTTACCTCCTAGGGCAGATTCCTGCCTCAAGATTGGCGGGGATTACAGGCCCGGGTTCTATTACCGCGAAACGCACCGGTAATGCAGCACTCACGTCCTGGATTGGTGGTCAGTCGGTTGTCACCTCTGATCCAGAACAGCAGGCATATTACGCTTCTCTTGAAATTCAAGATCAGGTCGATAAGATGCTGCAAGGGCTACGTGATGCCGGGTTGTCTCCTACTAAGAAGCGCGGTAAGAGTGAGATTCAAAAGCTGATCGAACAAATTGCAGGAGGGAAT